TTAAGTGAGTACATTTCAATGGAAATTGATTTAGAAATCTTAGATATGTTAATCAACGATGCTGTAACAACTGATTACTGGTCAGCTAAAGTTGGTAAATACTATGATTCATCAGCTTCTGCTTTTGCAGAAAATACTAGCGGATATGCATATACTAAATTTGAATGGTATCAAACACTTGTTGAAAAAATACAAAAAGTGTCAAATACAATTCATCAATTAACTCTAAGAGGTGGTGCTAACTTTGTTGTTGTATCTCCAAAAATAGCAACTATTTTAGAGTCAATTCCAGGATATGCAGCTTCAACTGATGGTAACAAAGCTCAGTTTGCAATGGGAGTATCGGCAGTCGGTTCAGTTGCTGGACGATTCACCGTATACAAAAATCCATATATGACTGAAAATGTAATCTTAGTTGGATTTAGAGGTTCAAACTTCCTTGAAACAGGTGCAGTATATGCTCCATATGTTCCATTGATTATGACTCCTCTTGTGTATGACCCAAGTGACTTCACACCAAGAAAAGGTGTAATGACACGATACGCTAAGAAAATGATTAGACCAGAGTTTTATGGTAAAATCTATTGTTCAGACTTAAACTTAATATAAGTTAATTCTGTTCATATTAGTTAAGGAAAGACCCTATCTTTTGATAGGGTTTTTTCTTATATTAACTATTTATATATGAATAGTAACCTGGAGTTTTATTATGCCAAAATCAGTATTTGTATACACAGACCCAACGATAGCTACATCAGCTGATGGTGATACACCATTTGGTTTATATGATGCAGACACAACATTTGTATCTGAATCAGTTGAAGTTTGTAAATATGTAGCTAGAAAAATGGGACACCCTGTTATGCAACTTGAGATACCTAGTTCATCAATCTATGCTTGTTTTGAAGAAGCAACATCAGATTATTCAACTTATATAAACAATTATAATATGAAGAATTGGATGTGGGAACATTATGGTAATAGTGAAAAAATATCAGGTTCTTTTGGTACAGGTACAACAAGTCCTGTTAGTCCTAATGGTGGGTTATCAACTTACTTATCTGACCAATATGGAGAGTTAGCTAGAGTAGGTGGTGATACAACTTTACACTCAGGTTCAATAACCGTAGGAAATAAACAACTTTATGATTTGGCAACAGAAGCTTCATTTTCAAGTGCTGCACATAGTACTAAACGATTAGAAGTACAAACGGTATTTAATCAAGGGCCATCTGCTATAACAAGATTTTATGACCCATTTGCCGGCTCATACGAGCAAAGAAATATGTTAGACTCGTTTGGATTAGGTGCTTCAGCTCCAGCTGTATCATATATAATGCGTCCAGTATATCAAGATATTTCAAGAGCAGCTGCTATAGAAACTAATGATAAAATTAGAAAATCAAATTATTCATTTGAATTAGTTAATAATCAGTTAAGAATATTTCCACTTCCTACGACAGATGATGTGGGAACAAAAATTTGGTTTAATTATTATGTTAGAGATGAAAGAAGAGAATTAACAAGAACATATAATCAAGATAAAACAACAGACCCATCTAATGTACCATATAAATTTATTACATATACAGAAATAAATGCTTCAGGTAGGCAATGGATACGAAGGTATACATTAGCACTAGCAAAAGAATTATTAGGTATAATCAGAAGTAAGTACTCTTCAATGCCTATACCTAATGGAGATGTCACTCTTGATGGAGAAGCATTAAAATCAGAAGGAAGAGAAGAAAAGGCGAATTTAATAGAAGAGTTAAAAGAATTTTTAGAATCAGTTTCTTTAACAGAAAAGGCTAGAGCTGAAGCTGAAGAAGCAAATGCTCAAAGGGAAGTATTAGCTAAAGCTCCACTTAAAATATATTTAGGATAATCTAATGTCACGAACAAATCCATTTTTTTTACCGAGAAAAGAATTTGAATTAATCAATTCAATGAATGAAGAATTGATTGATGAGATAGTCGGTCAATCTGTAGATGTTTACAAAGTAAATATAGAACAGACAGATGATAATATTTATGGAGAGTCATCGACAAAATATTATGATATAGGATTTAGAGTAAATTGTTTAATTCAATACAATGAACCAGAAATAAATCAAGACGAGTTTGGAGCAGATACAACAGGTGATATTGAACTATATTTTCAAAGAGAAAATTTATCAAGTGGTTCTTTAAATTTCTATCCAGAGATTGGTGACATTGTAGATTGGAATGATTTTTATTGGGAAATTGACGGTACAACAGAACCTCAATTAGTAGCAGGCCATCCAGGATATAAACATCAGATAAAAGCTACAGCACATATTGCGAGACTTTCATCATTACAAATAGAAGAGAGGCCAAGATAATGGCAGTACAACAAATAAAAGCAAAAAGGATTATTAAACACGATACTGCTAATCCTAATTACAAACCAGACCCTGTTATAGTTAAATCAGAGCCTGTAGTGAATGGTAACAAATTAGAAAATACTAATGAAGGAGTATATCAAGGAAATATAAAATCATCAACTAATGTTTATGGTGAAGAAATGAAAGATATGATGAGTACAATGATGGGTAAATTAGATAACATCAAAGTACAGAATGGTAATATTAATGTGAATGATAACTCTATAGAAGTTGATGTAAAAAGAAATGTATTTTTATCTAAAGCAGATGATTCAAATGTTAAAATTGATAATGTAAAAAAAGGTAAGGTAAACAATAAAGTTAATAAATTAAGAGCTTTGAGAAAAAATGGCAATTAAACCAATTACAAATAAACAATTAGTCAGTTCAGAGACTATAAATAGGGCAAATCAAACTTCTACAAAAAGTATTGAAAATAGACCTAATGTGTCTCGTTCTGAAAATGCAGCACAAACATTTACACCTGGTGCAGACTTTACAAAAAATTATTCTGTTACATTAGAAGATGTAGATACTTCAATTATTAATTTTGTAAAAAATATAATTAGGCCATCATTTAAAGAAAACAATGAAGTATTTAAAGTACCAGTAATGTATGGTAATGAAGAAAGATGGGTTGCTGCTAGAAAAAGAGGAATATTAAAAGATAAAAATGGTACTTTACTATTACCTTTGATAATGTTAAAAAGAACAGAAGTATCAAAAAATTCTGATTTTATCAATGGTATGGAACACGATTTAAAAAGAAATTCAGACCAATTTGTAGTATCACAACAATGGTCAAAAACAAATCAATATGATAGATTTGCAGTTTTACAAGGACAAATGCCCATTACTGAATTTGCAGTAACAACACCACCTAACTATGTAAATATAAATTATGAATTTGTCATATGGACTAATTTTATTTCACAGATGAATGGATTAGTAGAAGCATTTACTGAGTTTAATAATCAATATTGGGGAGAGGGACAAGAAAGAAAGTTCTTTTCATTAATTGAAAATATATCAGATGCATCCGAAATGAATAGAAATGGTGAGAGATTTATTAAATCAACATTTTCAGTTAATAGTAGAGCATCATTGTTACCAGAAGATTATAATTCTGTTGTTACTAATAAAATATCAAATCTTAAAAAAGTAAAAAGTGTTGCAAAAGTTAACTTTGGTGAGTCACTTTTGTAAAAAAATAATATGTTTTAGGAAAAAACTATATATTTATATATATAACATTTAAATTTAATGGAGGTTACATAATGTCAGAAGTAAAAAAACTAACAGAAGAAGAAATAGCAAAGGTAAAAAATATCAGAAAAAATTATGTAGATATACAAAATGCTTTTGGTCAACTTCACTTAACAAAAATCAATTTAGAAAAACAACTTTCACAAATAGATACTAATTATGATTCACTTACTGCTGAGTATGAAAAAACTCAAACTGCAGAACAAGAATTAGTTAAATCAATCCAAGACCAATATGGCGTAGGAACACTTAATATAGAAAGTGGTACATTTACTCCTTCTATTGAAAATTCTTAGTAAATAAATAAATAAAATTATTGTTTGCGACAATTTTTACATATTTATATATGATGATATATTGCGGTATCGTACAGATTTAATAACAAATAATTTTACAATTCAATAGGAGAAATTCAATGGCAGAAAAAGTAGTCTCTCCAGGTGTGTTTACAAACGAAATCGATGCATCCTTTTTACCAGCAGCTATAGGTGATATAGGTGCTTGTATAATAGGACCAACCTTTAAGGGACCAGCTTTAGTTCCAACGGTTGTTAATTCAATGGCAGAGTTTGAAGCAACATTTGGTACAACATTCAGAAGTGGTTCGAATTATTATCAATTCTTAACATCACACACAGCAGAACAATATTTACAAAACGGTGGACCACTTACCGTTGTTAGAGTAAGTACTGCTACAGCAGCTACATCAAAAATATTTAAAGTTGACTCGGCTGGTAAATTCAGTCAACCTTATCAATCAGGTTCAGGTAATGAAACATTAACTTTTGAAACAATAGGTGATGGATTAATTTATAATAACCATGGTGGAACTGGTACATCATACGATAATATCGAAGATGCTGAAGAAGGGACAAATAATGTTCTAACATCAGGTTCTTCTGATAATTATAGAGTTGAAATATCAGGTGTTAATAATGCAAGAGGAACATTTAATGTTTCTATTAGAAGTGGTGGTGATACAATTAAAAGAAAATCAGTATTAGAAACTTTTAATAATGTTTCACTTGACCCTAATTCAAACAATTACATTGAAAGAATAATTGGAAACCAAGATTTAACATTAAATGGTTCAGGAACAACAGAACCATACATTAAACCAGTTGGTGAATTTCCAAATAAATCTAAATTCGTTAGAGTTAAAACGGTTCACTCATCGACACCTAATTATTTAAATGAAAATGGTGCAAGAACAGATGATAACTTCACAGGTTCTTTACCAGTAGCTCAATCATCTTCATTTATTGGTGGTGGTGCAGGTGTAGCTAGTTTTGATTTATATGGTGGGTCTCACGGTTCAGCTGATGTTATTCCAGCTAATTTCTATGATTCAATTGAATCAGGAAATAATCAAGGGTTAAACACTGGTGATTCAACAACATTAACTGCTTATGAAGATGCTATCAATTTAATGGCAAATGCAGATGAATACGATATTAATCTAATGATGTTACCAGGGTTAAATATAGAAAATGATTCAGCTTTAATTAATAAAGCTATTGATGTCTGTGAAACAAGAGCAGATGCTTTCTTGATTGCAGACCCTGTTAACTATGGCTCTTCAGTAACAACCGTTAATAGTAAGGCAGATTCTATAGATTCAAATTATGCAGCTGTTTATTGGCCTTGGGTTCAAATTCAAGATGCTAGAAACAATGGTGCTTTAAGATGGGTTCCACCTTCAGTTGTATTGGGTGGTGTTTATGCATTTAATGATAAAGTAGCTCATCCATGGTTTGCACCTGCAGGTCTTAACAGAGGTGGTCTTGATACGGTAGTTCAAGCTGAAAGAAAACTATTGTTAAGTCAAAGAGATACACTTTATGATTCAAGTGTTAATCCGATTGCAACTTTCCCTGGACAAGGTGTAACGGTATTCGGTCAAAAAACACTACAAAAGAAATCAAGTGCTCTTGATAGAATCAATGTTAGACGATTACTTATCAGAGTTAAGAAGTTTATCGCTTCTTCATCTCGTTTCTTAGTGTTTGAACAAAACAATGAACAATTAAGAAAACGATTCTTAAATATCGTGAATCCATTCTTAGAACAAGTTCAATCACAAAGTGGACTAAGTGCCTTTAAAGTTGTAATGGACGAAACCAATAATACACCTGACACTATTGATAGAAATCAATTAATAGGTCAGATATTCTTACAACCAACTCGAACAGCCGAGTTTATTATATTGGATTTCACAATACAACCAACTGGAGCAGCATTTCCAGAGTAATATAAACTAATCAGAGAGTGAGTTTAAATACTCACTCTTTGGTTTGATTTAACAGGAGAATCATTAATGGCAAAAAAACTAATCAGTCCAGGTGTATTAACAAACGAGATAGATGCATCATTTTTACCAGCAGCCTTAGGAGCAATAGGAGCTGCTGTTGTTGGTCCAGCATCAAAAGGACCTGTTTTAGTTCCTACCGTAGTTAATAATACAAGAGAATTAGACGATTTATTTGGAGGAGTATTTACAAGTGGTAGTAATCGATATGAATATTTTACTACGATAACTGCTAAAAAGATTTTAAAAACAAAAGGACCAGTTACATTCGTTAGAGTTAGTGCTGGAAGCCCAAGTGCAGCAGTAAATGGTACATTAACACAAACTGAAGTTTCAAATTCACTACAAGGTCAATCAGGAACAACTTTTGCATCTACTCAAGACTCAGGTTCTATATTATCGTCAACAGATGTTGATGTTGTTGGAACAGGGGCAGGTGGAGTAGCAGCAACAGGAAGTTTTCAAATAGCTGGGGGATTATATCACTCACCTACAAATTTACAAGCATCTATGAGTATTGGAAATGTTGATTTTATATTTACATCAGCATCTGTTGATTTAGCTACAAACACAACTAATGATACTACTATTTTTGTACAATCTGGTTCAAATGTAACAGCAACAGCAATAAACTTTAGAAATACGATTAACAATAGTGGTTCTTTTCATAATTTAAGTTTGTCTGCAAGTAATAGTTCAGGTGTAGTTTCATTAACAGCTACCGTTCAAGGTAATATGAACGATGGAGTGCATGTACACAGATGGTACAATGGAGTGACACCATCAGGACTTGATAATTTATTAATGGTAACCAGTTCCGGTGATGGGGCATTATTTTCAAATGTTTCACAACTGAATGGTGGTAGAGATGCCGATACACATTTAAAAATACCATTTAAAATAGAAACTATTGCAGTAGGTGAAACACTAAATAGTAGAACGACAGCTACTGGAGGAACACTTAGAACTGATGGTACATTAATCAAAGGTGATACTGATAATGTGAGATGGGAAATACAAGAAGTTGATACAACCGTTGGTACATTTTCACTATTAGTCAGACAAGGAAGTGATTCTCATAAAAGACCAATAATTTTAGAAAAATTTGAAAACTTATCATTAGATTCTACACAACCAAATTATATAGAAAAAGTAATAGGAAATCAAGTAACTACTTTACAAGGTAGTGGTACAACAGAACCGTATGTAAAAGTAGTAGGTGAGTATGCAAATAAATCCAGATTCATAAGAGTAACAGATGTAAATCCATTACCAAACTATCTGGATGAAAATGGTAATTTAACTATATCTGAAGCTTCAGCATCTTTACCAGCTGTAGGAAGTGGTTCTTTAGGTGGTGGTTTTATCAATGGTTCAGATGGTACCAAAAGTCACCCTATTAATTTTTATGATACAATAACATCAACTAATACACAAGGATTAAATCCTACGGCAGCATTATCAGGTAAAACTGCTTACGAAGATGCAATTAATTTACTTGCTAATCAAGATGAATATGATATTAATTTATTATACATGCCAGGCATAACAAGTGCTGACCATAGTGCAATAGTCACTAATGCTCTTGAAATGTGTGAAAATAGAGGTGATTGTTTTGCAGTAATAGACCCTGTGTTATATAATTCTTCATTAAGTGCTGTAACCAGTGAAGGTACTAAATTTAACTCAAGTTATGGTGCAATGTATTGGCCTTGGATTCAAATAAATGATGACGCAGGTATGTATAGGTGGGTACCAGGTTCTGTAGGAGCAGCTGAAGTATTTGCTTTCAATGATAAAACAAAGCATCCATGGTTTGCTCCAGCTGGATTAAATCGTGGTACTATAAATGCAGTACAAGCAGAAAGAAAATTGTTAAATAGTACAAGAGATACATTGTATAGAAATAGAATTAATCCAATTGCTACATTCCCAGGACAAGGTGTTACAATTTTTGGACAAAAAACATTACAGAAAAAATCATCAGCTCTTGATAGAGTTAATGTGAGAAGATTATTGATAGCAGTTAAAAAGTTTATTGCTTCATCTTCAAGATTCTTGGTGTTTGAACAAAATACACCAGCTTTGAGAAGAGAATTTTTAGCAATAGCTAATCCATATTTAGAAAAAGTACAATCTAAAAGTGGTTTAAATGCTTTTAAAGTAGTGATGGATAACACAAATAATACACCTGACACTATTGATAGAAATCAATTGATAGGACATATATTTTTACAGCCAACTAAAGCAGCTGAATTTATAACAATTGATTTCACAATTCAAAGAACGGGTGCTGAATTTAGTGAATAAATAAAGAAATAATAGTATATTTTTTCATATTTCATATATTTATATGTGTATAGAAACATACTTGAAATATGAAGTATGAATTAATAGGAGAAATTAAATGGCTACATTGATTGATGCTAATGAAATAATGTTTACGGCTTTTGAGCCTAAACTAAAAAATAGATATGTAATGAATCTGAATGGTCTTCCTGCCTATCTTGTAAAAACAATGGCAAGACCTTCAATAACTTTTGAAGAAGTAGAATTACATCACATAAATGTTAAAAGATATGTTCACGGTAAAGCTACTTGGGAACCGATTGAGATAACTTTGTATGACCCAGTTGTTCCATCAGCTGCACAAGGTGTTATGGAATGGATTAGATTACACCACGAATCAGTAACTGGTAGAGATGGATATTCTGATTTTTACAAAAAAGATATTGATTTTCAAGTTCTTGGTCCTGTAGGTGATGTAGTTGAAGAATGGAAGTTAAAAGGTGCCTTTATACAAGCAGCAAATTTCAATGATTTAGATTATTCATCAAGTGACCCTGTAGACATTTCTCTTACATTAAGATACGATTACGCAATACTTCAGTTCTAATCTATTAGAAAAAAAATCATCAAAAAAAAACCCTTGAAAAAATTCGAGGGTTTTTTATTTTTATATATATTTATATATGAATAAGTTATGAGGTTATATGAAAACATTCAAAGAAATTATTGAACAAGTTTTAGAACACGAGGGTGGTTATGTAAACGACCCCAAAGATTTAGGTGGTGAAACAAAGTATGGCATCACTAAAAGGTTTTATCCAGATATTGATATAAAGAATCTAACAATAGAACAAGCAAAAGACATCTATAAAAAAGATTATTGGGATAAAAACAAAGTTGAATCTCTTCCACAGAATTTATGGCATATTTATTTTGATATGTGTGTGAATATGGGTAAGAGAACAGCAGTCAAAGTTCTACAAAGAGCAGCTGTCAACAGAGGTAAAGATATAGAAGTTGATGGTGGCTTAGGACCAATGACAATTGGAGCTCTAAAAGGTGTCGAGTTAGATAGAGTTAGAGCATTCAGAGTAAAGTATTATGTAGATTTAATAACAGCTAAACCAGAACAAGAAAAATTCTTTTTAGGATGGTTTAGACGAGCAACGGAGGTATAAATATGTCAAGTGATAAATTATATAACGATATAAAACAACTATTTACAGATTTTGAAGATAACCATTCAATATTTGTAGACAAAGGTAATAAAGCAGCTGGTGGTAGAGCTAGAAAAGCTATCGGTGAAATCAAAAAATTAGTGACGAGTTATAGACAAGCATCTGTAAATGAATCAAAATCATAGGAGTCAAAAATGGCAGAACCACAAACAGAAAAAGCAGATATAAAAAAACAAAAATTTCCTAGTGAAATAATTGATTTACCGAGCGGTGGTAAAATATATGGAAAAGATTCACCACTATATAAAGGTAAAATAGAAATAAAATATATGACTGCTAAAGAAGAGGATATTTTGACATCACAGAATCTTATCAAAAAAGGTGCTGTTTTGGAGAAATTAATGGATTCATTGATACTAACTCCTGGTATAAATACAAAAGATTTAGTGTTAGGTGATAAAAATGCCATAATGATTGCTATTCGTATTTTAGCATACGGACCTGAATATTCTACAGAGGTTACACATCCTACAACAGATGAAACAATTACTCACAAGTTTAATTTAGCAGATTGTCCATATAAAATAGTTCCATCAGATGTTGATTATTCTTCAAATGAATTTGACTTTGAATTACCTATTTCAAAATCAAAAATAAAATGGAAATTATTGACAGGTATAGATGATGAACAAATTAATGCTGAATTAGATGCAAAGAAAAAATTAGGTTCTTTACAATCATCAGGAATAACGACAAGATTAAAGCGTGTTATCATCGAATGGGATGGAATAACTGATAAGGCAGAATTATCTGAATCGATTGATAATATGTTATCAAAAGATTCATTAGCTCTCAGAAATGAAATAACAAGAATATCACCAGATGTTGAGATGAAACAGGAAATAGAGTTTCCAGAAGGAGGAACGGTTGAAGTGGATATTCCACTGACCGTAAACTTTTTTTGGCCTGAGTCCTAAAGAAAAACCTTATATTCACAAGTCAATATTTAATCTTGTATATTACGGAAAAGGTTTTAATTTTTCAGAAGTATATAGTATGCCTGTTTATTTAAGAAATTGGTATCTGAATGAACTTCAAGCTACAATGAAAAAAGAATCTGATGAAATTAAAAAGGCTAACAAACAAAGAAGATAGTAGAATTTCTTAAATTTTTGATATTTATAATAGAACAGAAACGGTTTCAAAATAAATTCAATATTGGGGAAAATACATGCCATCATCAAGAGAAATCAATAAACAGAACGAATCTCTAAACGAACAAAGAGATTTATTGGCAGACATTGAGGATATTTTTGAAGATGTAGTTTCCTCTGCAGAAGATATGACAAAAAATTTAGAGGGTGTTGCTGATTTGATGAAACAAATATTAAGTGACACTAACGACATACCTGATAATGTAGATGATACCAATAAAAATACCAACAAATTTACTCAATTACTAAAAAAAGCAAAAGATAAGACAAAAGACCTAGCTAAAGGGTTATTACAGGCTGGTAAACAAGTAGCAGACACTATGGTATCTGCTTTTGGTGAGATTGGTAGTATCCTATCGTCTATATTGAGTCTGAGTTTTGTAGGAGCTATAACAGGATTATTTGGTGCTGTTATAAGTAAGTTCCAATACGATATGAAAGCAGTTGTCAATGAGATAGGTGTTGGATTTGAAGTAGCAGGCAACAGAGCAAATGCATCATTCGAGAAACTGGTAGATAGTGCTGAAAGAATAGGTCTATCAGCAAAAGACATAGCTCAAAGTTCTTTTGAATTATCAAATAATTTTGGTATGGCATTTTCAGAATCTCTAAATCTTTCTAAAGATATAGCAGATGGAGCTAAAGCATTAAATGTACAATCTGGAACAATGGCAACCATTGTAGGGCAATTTCAATTAATAGGAGATTTATCAGCTGAACAATCGCATGTATTATCAGAACAAGTAGGATTATTAGCAGCACAACACGATGTGGCTCCTCAAGCAGTACTACAAGATATGGCACAATCTACAGAAGATATGGCTTTATTTTCCAAAGGAGGAGTGAAAAATTTTGCAAAGACAGCAATAGAAGCAAGAAAATTAGGTATGAGTGTTAAAGATGTTGCCAACTCATTAAAAGGAATGTTGAATTTTGAAGACTCGTTAAATAAAGAGTTACAAGCTTCAGTTATGTTAGGTAAAAATATCAATTTAAATGAAGCAAGAAGATTAGCTTTTGCAGGTGATACTGCAGGGGCATTTCAAGCTATAGCTGATGAATTAGGTGATGTTGATTTAGGTTCATTAGACCCATTAACTTTACAATCAGTTGCAGACGCAGCAGGTATGTCAACAGAACAATTACTGAAGATGTCTAAAGGGGCAGATGAAATGGGTGGTGTTGATATGGGTGAAGAAGCATTATCGGCACAAGACAGAGCAGCACTACAAGCATCAAAAACAATGTCAAACATGGAAAAAATATTAGCAAAAATGAATAGAACATTAAT